GCGGAGAGCTTATATGGTGGTTACTTCAAACTGGACAACTACACACCAACCCCTACTGCCAAGGTGATCCGCACCAGACGAGTTTCAACACCGGGGCCTTAAACGTAGGTAATCAAATCCTCGTAAAGATACTCGAGGCAAACCCCAAAGCCTACGTGCAACTAATGGAAAGTAAAGCAAATGACCGAAGAAGTAATAACTCCACCGGAGACACCACCGGAAGCGCCGATTGATACACTCACCAGTGCTCCCCCGGCTAAAGATGAAACACCTCCTGAAGGCGAGAAGCCGCCCGAGACTCCCCCAGTCATCGAACCCCTAACAGCGGAAGCATTAACCTTCCCTGAAGGCGCAACCGCAGATGAAGCAGTCACCGGCGAATTTTTAGCATTAATGAATAACAGTGAGTTATCCCCGACTGACCGGGCTAATTCACTTCTAGGCTTGATGGGCAAGGTAGTGGAGGCGGCCTCTGAGAAGGGTAGTGCGCAACAAACCGCTCAACAGGCAGAATGGAAGCAGGCTGTAATCGACGATCCAGATATCGGCGGTAACAACATGCCCCAGACTGCGAAAGCCATCGGCACCCTAATGGATAAGTTTGGTGACGATGCAACACGGGCTGCGTTCAACCAAGGGGGTCTTGGAGACAATCCAGACGTTGTACGTTTTCTTTCTAAAATCGGGAGTCAGTTCCAAGAAACACCACCACCAAATCCCGGAACCCCGCCTAAGTCAAACCGTGATCTAGCGGACCGTCTCTTTAACGCACCAACATAGGAAATAGGTTATGACAACACTAGCTGCTATTAACCCGACCCTTCTCGATCTGTCCACGCGACTCGATCCTGATGGGGCCATCGCAGCCGTGGCAGAAATTCTGGCCGCGCAAAACGAAATTCTACTCGACATGACTTGGCAAGAGGGCAACCTCCCAACAGGTCACCGCACTACAGTTCGTACGGGCATTCCGGCACCAACGTGGCGCAAACTATACGGCGGCGTTCAGCCCACCAAATCAAACACAGCTCAGGTCACCGATAACTGTGGTATGCTTGAAGCATACGCGGAAGTTGATAAGGCTCTTGCTGATTTGAACGGCAACACCAACGCATTCCGTATGTCGGAAAACATTCCGCATATTCAGGGGATGAACGACGAAATCTCATCCGCCCTATTCTATGCGAATGAACAAACCAACCCTGAGCAGTTCACTGGCTTCGCGCCGCGTATGAACTTACTTTCCGCTGGTAACGGCGCTAACATCATCGATGCTGGTGGAACCGGCACAGATAATGCTTCTATCTACCTCGTCGTATGGGGACCAAATACCTGCCATGGTATCATTCCCAAGGGTTCTCAGGCTGGTCTACACAGTCAGGATCTTGGTGAAGTCACTATCGAAAATGCTGACGGCAGCAATGGTCGTATGCAAGCGTACCGTTCACACTACCGTTGGGATGCAGGTCTTACCGTTCGTGACTGGCGTTATGTAGTTCGTGTTGCAAACATTGATAAGTCTTTGCTCATCAAAGATGCGTCAACGGGCGCGAATTTGAATGATCTTATGGTCGATGCAATCGAGCGTCTACCTGATGGTTATTCTGCTTTGGGTCGTGCAGCATTCTATGTTCCACGTACCATCCGTACAATGCTACGCAAACAGCAGATCAGTTCTGTTACCAACTCAACCCTATCGATGGAAAATATCGCTGGCAAGCAAGCACTGATGTTTGACAACATTCCTATTCGTCGTACCGATGCTTTGTCTGCTGACGAAGCGCGTGTAGTATAAGGAGCTACGTTATGATCTTGGATACACTAAACGAGTTCGCCAGTAACGTATCAGTGGCTGGTGCTGCTGGTACTGCGCTTATCGGCGACGTTATGGACCTGACAACTGCGCGTGATATCGGGGGCGGTTCGCCGTTGTACCTCGTACTTATCGCCACGGCTGACATCATCACAGGTGGAGCGGCGGGAACGATTTCCTTCTCGCTTGCCTCTGATGCGCAAGCAGCTATTGCAACAGATGGTTCAGCCACAATCCACTTCTCGACGGGGGATTTCGTCACTGACGATGCCGCTTTGAACGGGCTGGATGCTGGTGCCACCATCGCCGTGATCGCACTTCCGCGTGAAGGCAATGCTTACGAGCGTTTCTTGGGTGTTCTGGCGACCGTAGCCACCACCACTGTAACCGTTGGTTCAATCGATGCCTTCCTCACAGCCGATCCAAAGGCTTGGAAAGCTTACGCAGAAGCAGCTAACTAGGGGTTAACATGGACGTTCTGTTAAAACGAAAATTTTTCGACGGCAATCAACTACACCGGCCGGGGAAAATTGATTACAACGGTGATACGGACCTACTCCCGAGTGATGCTGTTTGGGAGCGTCCGGTGGCTGAAGTTGTTGAACCATCTGCAGAGGTTTCGCCTGATAAGGAACCTGAGGTAGAAGGCCCGGAAGTGGTGGCTGAGGCCACACCAGCTCGAACACTCAAACCGGCCGCCCGTAAAGCAGCTAGTTAACCAATCCGGGGGCGCGTGTTGTGCCCCCGTTTTACTTACACAATGAGGGTGCAATATGGCGAACAGTCAACTCGATGTATTCAACCGCGCGATTGCGCTTGTGGGTGTAGGCAGTGCGATACAAGACCCCGCAGAAAATTCCCCAGAGGCCAAAGCTTGCGTGTTGTGGTACGACCATCTCATGTCAATGTTGCTTCGTGCAGCACCCTGGCCCATTGCTAAGGAAACAAAATACTTAGCATTGCTGGCCGAACGTGCTGTTGGTACGTGGACGGAAGGACAACCGCCTCCGGGCTGGCTGTACACCTACGCCCTACCAGCGAATTGCGTTCGTCCCCGCTACACCCTAACCTACGCGCCGTTTGAATTAGGCGTAACCTCATCTGACGAACCGGTACTATATTCCAACGAGCCTCAATTAATCCTAACCTACACTCGATTGCAAACCCGCATCGATCTGTGGCCTGACGATATGCTACTCGCCCTCGAGCATCTTCTTGCCGCATACATGGCAAATCAGCTCCCCGCTGATTATCAACTCGCCCTCAACCTAATCCAGTGGGCGCAGCAGGTAGCTATGACCGCGCGATCCAATTCAGGTAATATCAACAATTCCCAAATGGATACCTACCCCGATTGGATTACGCAACGAGGCTATTCTCTTCCCGCCTCTAGCGCACGCTATATCTTCCCTTCGTCGGACTTAACTTTAGCCGGGGCGTAACATGTCAAAAGAAAATATTACTAAGTATGGTTTTGTTGCGGGTGAGTTTTCTCCTACTCTAACCGGCCGCTCCGATTTGGAGAAGTTTGATCTAGCTGTTTCAAAAGGCACAAACTTCTTCATAGGGACCGAGGGCGGTTTGGTCAGCCGTCCCGGTTCTGTCTTTATTGATTATGTCCAGCACGATGACAAAGCTACTAAATTCATCCCGTTTAAATTTGCGCCGACTGTAACCAGTACGTATGCAATACTTCTCGGCCACAATTATATCCGCTTCATTCAAGATGGAGCATACTTGCTTGAAGCTACAAAAGTTATCACCGGTATAACTGCTGCCAATCCAGCTGTAGTAACTAGCGCCGCGCATGGCTATGCAAACGGCGACTGGGTTAAAATATTCGACGTAGTAGGTATGACGGAAGTCAACCAGCGGCTATACGAAGTGTCGGCCAAGACAACTAACACCTTCGAGCTTCTTGACTTCAAGGGCGATAATGTGGATAGCAGTGCTTACACTGCATATTCCTCCGGCGGTAATTGCTACCGCATCTACACCGTAGTTTCTCCTTACGCAGTTGCCGATTTGGAAGTGCTTCGCGCTGATCAGGCGCGCTCACAAATAACACTAACTCACCCAAGCTATAAACGCCGGGCATTAGTCCGCATTACCGATACTAACTGGACGCTCACTGAAATCGTCACAGCTAATTCTATGGCTGCGCCAGCCAGTCTTGCAATTGTTCCCAGCACCACAGGCACTTCCGGGGTGGGCTTCACCGTAACAGCCGTTTCTCCTTTGGGCGAGGAGAGCGTTGCCCCC